GCATAACTGCCTGCATGTGCCACAAATGCTTTTAATTCACTGATAAGACTACGACTATTAATGGTTAGTTTCTTGCTTTCTAGTAGTGTCTTAAACTTAGCACAGGCAGTTAGTTTACTTTTATTTGTAGTATTAAAACCCTTACGCTTCTTTCCCGGTTCGCTGATAAATGTTCCGGGGATATTATTCTCTCCATATTCGTTTAATGACACTAATGAGGCCTCACCGATACTGTTATTCTCTACAGAATAATATAAATTGTTTGGTTCACCTGTACATTCAACTATGTATTTGTTTATTTGTGCAATAAGTTTAATCTGTGTTGGGATATCAGTTTTGTTGTGTTTCCACTCACCAATCTGTGTAACAGTATTTGCTTCAAAGATTTGTATTGCTGCTGGATCACTACCTGTACCAAGACTTGGGTCTAATGATACTGTATAGATACTGCCCTTTTTTGGTTTCTGATACCAACGAACTTGTCCCATTCTAGTTATAGGTTCTATTCCTTCTAACATCAATAATGTATTAGGATTGATAAGTGTTTCATCAGCGATAATAAATTCACAACCAATCTCTCGGTTAAAACGATCCTCGCCAAGCTGTGCTTTCATTTCATCAGCCCACTTTTGATCTCGTCCTGGTTGTTCATGCCACTCTGCTCTATATGCTCTAAAGCCATTGATACCTAATTCAGTTGTGTTACCAAATTCATCTTCAGTTTTGTTAGCACCTTTCCAGATGAAAGCAAATTGATCCTCATCACTGTTTGGGGTGCTTGTGATAATAGCTTTACCACCAGTACTTAATGTTGGGGTAATAGCTGTCCAGAATTCTTTAGCAATACTTGGTCTAACGAACGCAAACTCGTCAAGGTATAGTAGTGTAATACTCATACCACGACCTGTGTTTTCAGTTGTTGTAGCACTTACAATACGACTACCATTCTCAAAGTCCAATGAGCCTTTGTTGTATGTTGTTACACCTGCTTTGATGTAGTCTGGACAGTTTTCATATGCATAACGAACACGCTGCATAATCTCTTGTGCGCCCGTGTACTTATGTGCTGCAATAAGAATCGTACTGTCTGGTTTAAACATGGCGTACCAGAGTAAGTATCCGGCTGCTGATGTTGACTTACCTGATTGTCGTGGCATCAAGCTAATACTATAGCGATAGTTATGATATGTTTCTATTAATCGTTTTTGATAACCATAGGGATGATATACCATACTGCCTTTAGTAGGGTGTTGTATCATAAAGAAGTTATCCATGAAGTATAGATAACCTGTATCGGGGTCACAGCACTTTATAAAGTCCTGTAATTCCTTATCGTTCTTAAATTTTGTTTTAGTATAGGGATCTTTAACTAAAGATGCCTGTCCTGTTTTTGTCATACTCATAATGAGTATTTATTACAAATTATTTGATATCTAGTGGTCGTTGCTTAGTTACTACGATACAATAGAACTTTTCTTTGGCATTTTTCAAATTTTCTGGATTAGGTTCAGCAAACTCTACATCAAAATCCAATGTCTCAAATTTATCAATGTTAAATCCAGTACGAACTAGTAATGCTGCTAATTGTTCAGTTCCTAAAATACTGTAGTGATTTAGATTCCATTCGTGTTTACGTTCGCAATCGGGAGCAGGAACTTCAATATACATCTTGCTACCCTGCTTCAATACACGATTATATTCCATTAGTGTAAAGATAGGATATGGGCTATGTTCTAAACTATGGCGCAAGAAAATGAAATCTACACTTTCATCATAGTATCCATCTTTTTGTGGGAGAAAACTCATGTCATACTTTTTAATTGTATGACCATTTGCTTCACATATTTTTACATCTTCTGGGCTAAGTGTTACACCGGTCAAGTCAGTATAACCTTGCTCTCTCATGTAATTTAGAAAGTAACCAGGACCGCAACCTAAATCTAATATCTTACCGTTTTTAGGGATGTTTAGTGGAAGTACATATTGGTCAATGACTTGTTTAGTCAAGGTTTCATGCATCGGGCTGGTGCCCTCGTCATATATATGTGCGGTGTAAAGCCATTCGTTGTAAAACTTTAGCTTAATTAAATCTAGGGTGTTGTTTATATCAATCATGCTATTATTTACACATGATTTACTCTGTTGATTTATTTTCTTTTGTAACCTTTGAATGGTTTTACTAAACTTTGCGTATTAGTATCTTCTGGTTCTTTACTTTTTGAGTATGGAACAACATTTTTTTTATCTGTTGGAATAGTCTTGGTAGCTGATATAAACATGTTATGTTCTTCTTCTGTGTATGGATGTACAGTATTATACTTCTCAGCAAAACTTGAGTTATCCATTTCTACGGCATCTTTACTCTTACCGTCAGCCATGCCCATAGCCATCATTAAACGATTCAAGTGATAGATGCGGTCATATCCACCTATGTCACGGGTCTTATAAACACCCTGTGTAGCTTGAGCATGGTGATCATGCATTTTACCTTCACCTTCAGTTAAAAACTCACTTGCTCTCATTTTGGATATCCTTTAAAGCCTTTAACTGGGCTAACTTTATCTACGTCCGGTGCTTCTTCACTGGCTTGTGTACCGATGCGTACTGCATCACTTGGTGGCATACCCATAGAACGCAATGCATCTTTGATCCACACTTCTGCCTTAGGATCATAACTTACGATAATTTCATTCTCACCAAATACTGATTCTTTTCCATCAAACTCTGGTACACCGTCTTTAGCACGTTGAGCCGCACCTTTCGCACCTGCAATTGCTACACCAAAACGATACTGTAGGTACGGGTCTTGATTTCTAAGTGCAGGTATTTTAAAAGCACCGGGCAATGCTAATCCAACATCCCGGGTGATTGTTCCTGTTCTGCCCTCAGTTACAAATTCACTTGCTCTCATACTGTTACAGTTGTTTCTGTTTGTATATTGAAATCAGTTTCTGTATCAATAGCTGTGTTGGCAGTACCATCAACTAATAAATTCAAGCCAGGAACAGGAACACCTGTCCATGTAATTTGTGCTGATATAAAATGATAGATTGTAGTATCTACTATTGGATTAACAAGTATACGAACATTGGAATCAAATATATCCATGTCATATCCAGTAAGAACGTTACCATTGAATAATGTATTGTGACCATTCCATTTTAACCCACTACCATCATTGATTACAGATACATTTAATGTAATGTTCTCTGTGTCAGTAGATTCAGTATCATTAGAATTAATCTGAAATATACCTTGTGTAAATGTTTCTACTGGTGCTTCAAATATCACTTGAGCCTCGCTAAGTCCAACTGAATATGCTTCGGATGTGAAAAACCCAGTACTGAATAACTGTGTAAAGTTATTGTTAATCTTTGCAAAGGCCGTTCGTAACGGATCACCTTCCCCATCATTGGGTTGTGCGCCTATATTGATTATTTCTTGGGTCATCTCTATATCCTAAACTATAGTGTATTTATCACTTTAGTCAGAATTGACCTGCTCAAAAATCTTCTTCTGCTCTGTATACCACTCTAGTATTGCTTCTAATTGAGCAGCACATTCATGTCTTGTAGCATAGTTTTTTGCTACAACTTCCATTAAATTGCTCAATGTAGTGGTTGTACCCTCAATAGTCTGTAGAGGTTTACACGTTTGTGTCAATTGCTCCGGCAATTCAGGGAACTTCTGCTGTACCGGAACTACTGTGCTACAGGCTGATAAAAAGATTACCAATAATAGTAGTAGTTTTTTCATTTCTTAGGGGCCAATATCATGGGTGGATTAGCCAATTGATTGTGCAAATCAGTAGATACTTCTATCTGTTTCTTTAATAATGTTGGGTCATTTTTTGCTGCTGCGTTGTGGGTAGTGATAACTATCTCTGGGATTTCGCAGATATTGTTATATTTCACAACTTCCCTGTCAATAAATTGTACTATGTCATCACCCTTTTCTTTGATTACTTGCTTTTTGGTAAGTATTTTAGTGATAACTTCTGTGTTTACTTTCTGTGATTCTGTCTCAGCTTTAGCAACTTTAGCTTCCATCTCTTTCACTTTAAGTTGCCAAATTTGATTGTCGGCCATGCCGCCTTCTAAATATAAGCCAAAACTTAATACTAGAATACTGATAATCTGTATAGGGAGTTTGTATGGGGCAATGAAGGGTATAAAGCCTAGGACGAAACCAGCGACAGTTCCAATAACCCCTGCGAAAAAGATTAAGTGAGTTACGTAATCAGGAAGAAATGATAAAATCCACATTCATATATTTATCTTTGGTTGAAGTAAGGATCATTAATTAACCACTCATAATACTTCTGAAATCCTTCTTCAACGTCAACTTTAGGATCATATCCAAAGTCTTTTCTAGCAGCATCTATATTCAATGCTCCCCTGCTAGGGAAATCACTATCTTTAGGATATACAGATAGTGTTCCCCCACCTGCTAGTTTCAGTGCCATTTGTGCTGCTTCTAATAGTGTAACGCTATGGCTCTTTGTTATATTGTAAGTCTTGTTCTCTGTGTTGTCGCTTAAACTAGCAGCAACAATACCATCGGCAGCATCATCAACATAAGTAAAGTCTAATGTTTCTTTCTCTCCATTGACTTTTATTGCTTCTCCTCGCATTGCTGTAAGTAGAAACTTACTGATTACACGATCCTCAACATCTAATGGTCCGTATACTGCACTTGGACGAATGATAGTATGCACTAGATTAGTTTTGCGAGAATAATCACGCACCAGCCATTCACCTGCTAATTTCATAATGCCATATTGACCCTGTGGTTTACAAACAGCATCTTCTTTTACATCGTCAGTAAAGTCGCCATATACCATTGAACTACTAAGATATATAAATTTACGGACTTCGTACTTATTAGATAATTCTAATAAATTTAGTAGTCCTTCACTCATTGTACGACTACCTAATGCTGGATTACTATTAACTACTTTCTGTCTAGGGAAACTAGCCATATGTATAACAATTTCGGGTTCTTCAATATTAAAAACTCTATCCATTTCCCCAACATCTGTAATATCTTTGTTATAGATAAAACTTAAGGTTTTAATAAATTTATCATTAACAACTTTCTTTTCTCGTTCACTTATAAGATAATCAATTTCAGCTTGAGGTATAATGCCATAATTAGTTTTGTTATCAACGATTGATACTTGATGACCTAAATCTTGTAATCGTGTGACTACGTTGTGTCCGATAAGTCCTAGACCACCTGTTACTAAAATATTCATGTGTACTTTAAACTCCAGTAAGTATAATCTTTTGGTTTTAGATAGGCATGTATCTTATATAGATGCCCGTGTGATGTTTGATCAAATGTTCTTTTCCACATTGGAGAGGGACTGCTGTTTTTCATAATCCATTGTCCTTCTTCTGTTTGTTGCCATTCCCAAATAGGGTGTGCTACATACAAATCAGGATCTTCTACATCACCCATTTTAATGGTGTGTACTAAACATTCAATTGTTTTTTGTTCAAGTATCATACTGCCATATCTGCTTTAATAGCAGTATAGCAGTTGTAATCAACTAACACAATATCTTCGGGTATAAAATCATCTATGTTTTTTATAGTATGATTAATTTTCAATGTGGGCAATGCTATTGGTTCACGGCTTAATTGTTCTTTAACCTGCTCAACATGATTGGTATAGATATGTGTATCACCCGTACTGATAACTAATTCAGCTACACCCAATCCACAGACTTGTGCTATTAGATGAGTGAGTAACGCATAGCTAACAATGTTAAAAGGTAAACCCAAGAACACATCAACACTACGCTGATACATATGGCAAGATAATTCTTTATTCTTGTTGACATAGAATTGGCATAATACATGACATGGCGGTAGTGCCATTTGGTCTAACTCACCTGGATTCCAAGCAGTAAGTATATGTCTACGACCATTAGGATCTTTCTTTAGTCCTTCAATTAGATTAGCTAGTTGGTCAATCTCTTTATGATGTATACTACCTTTACGATTGTATGTTGAGCCAAACTCATCCATAAAGACTTCACTCTTGTGTGATACAGGAGTAAGCCAATGCCTCCATTGTACTCCATATACACGACCTAAATCACCTTCAAACTTTGCTTTGTGTTTCCAATAACTTGCTAATGCGTTTGGTGTCCAGATAGTAGCAACACCCTCACGTGTTCCATGTGTAAGTTCTGCCAATCTACGTTCATCTCGGCTACCTTCAATGAACCAAAGTAGTTCACCTACACACGCTTTCCAAGCAAGTTTCTTAGTTGTGACGGCTGGAAAATTCCTACGCAAATCAAAGCGAAGATGACGTCCAAACACACTAATAGTCCCAGTGCCAGTTCTATCATCTTTTGTTTCTCCATTTTCTAGAATATCTTGTAATAATTCTAAGTATTGTTTCATAGTCTATTCAATAGTTTATCTGTTTCAGGTTGTATAGTATCAGCTATGCTTTGTAAATTGAGTATAAACTCAACTCCAACGACTGAATCGTCTAGTTCCTGTAACTTTCTACTCACAACATCTTCTATCTGTTCTGGGTCTAATCCTTGAGTTAAAAATTTTTCAATGTTTATGGTATGTTGTTTTTTACCCTCTAGTTTGATTACTAATTTCTTAATAAACTCTACGGGTATTTTATTTTTCTCAACATCTTCAAGTATATGTTCCCACTTTTCGATGAATTCTGGACTCATTATACACTAACTTTTGCTCTGGTTTTCTTTACCTTAGGAGCAGCTTCTGCGACTGGCGCTTCTACTACAACTGCCTTTTTGTTTGCTCTTGGTTTCTTCTCTAGTACAGGAGGATCCATTTCTGCTGCTTGCTTCAATAGATTCTGACTTTCAGCCATCAATCCTTTGGCCTCTGCTGCCATTCTAGCTGCTTGTTGGCGCAAATTGTTTGCTAACATTTGATCGCCTAATGCATCATTGCCACTAGCCATCAATGGTGGTTGTTGAACCTTAGCATCACGGGTTTTGTTTTCACGTTGTCTACGTGCTACCTCTGCAGGAGTTTGCATTCCTCTGCTTTGATCAATATCAGCCATACGTTTAACTGCTTCTTCTCCTTGCTTCATCTCAGTTAAAATCTTATTAAGTTCATTTAACTTGATTTTAGTTTGAGGATTTGGGGTGACAATAATATTTTCTGTGTTTACTTTCTTTAGTAAACCTTCAGCATGTAATACTTGTAAGATAGGACGACCATCTAAACCCAATGTGCGGTTTAGTGCATCTGATAATGATTCACTATGTTGCCCAATGTCACTTTCAATACAACGGATCAATGGATCGTGAATGTGTTGATTTAGTGTTTCTGTATATGTTACAAGACACATGTGAGGTTCACCTGGAATCTCACGAAAAATGATAGCAACCTTACGATCACCTTGTTTACCGACGTGTTTTAAAAAACTCATATTATTCTCCTAGAGTACATAGATATTTAATATCTATTATACTCAACGAAATATTTTTATGAGTATTTTATTTGGTCAACGAATCAAGCAATCTATATTGTTCGTATGCTTGTACAACCGCAGGTGTAGTGTTACGATTCTTAGGTGATACTTCAACCCAAACATCATTGCTTAGATCAGGGTGAATAAATTGACTACCCAAAAGTGCAAAATTTCTTGGCTGATGAATCTTGCCGCTTTTATACAATCTACTAGCAAGTTCTTCTACTTCATTCCATGGCTTGACTGCAAGATCATACTCTTCTGGACGATGTGAAGACCAATTACCTTCCTCATAATATTGTTTTACAATAGTAAGAAAAGCCTCATAGTCCTTAGTTTGTGTCCTAGTAATAAGCAATAGTACGTCATCCTCGGACACTTCGTCCATTAATATACTACGCAAACATCTACCTAAACTTGTACCAATATACATCATACAATCACCTGTAGTTTATTATTTGATCTATCACTATAAAATTTATGTCCAATATTGCGAATAGCATCAACAATTACTTGTGGACTAGTTTCAAATGTTTCTCTAATATCTTCTTCGGACAATTCTGAATCAAAGGCATAGATTTCATAATGCCGTTGACTATTTACTCTAGCCCTTAGTATCATCATCTCTAATGGAACATGTGCTGGCTTAAGTGTTTTATCTTGATCCTTTAGGATACGAAAGATATTTTCTTTTTCCCAATCTTCATGTTCTTTTTCAATTTGTGTAACATTGATTAAGGCTTCAAGCCCAAGCATGTCCCACATTGCCACAAATCTAGTTAGTTTCTTTTTTGATGAGCGCATATACCATCTTTGCCTGATTTAAAATATCTGCTAATGTTTTGTTTGTTTCGGCTGATCTGCGAATGTTACCCCACAGTTGATCTTCCATTATACGTTCGTGTAAATCATATTTACGTTCACTCCTATCAGTCAGATTCTTTTTTGATGAGTGCATACACTATTTCGGCCTGTTCTATTGCATCACGTAAACTAGGTTCTGTTTCGGCTAACTTAAGTATTTCTTTCCAAGTAATCCATTGTTGGGTGAGTTTATCTCCAGGATTTTCTTTTATCAATTCACGGCTAGACGATCCACTCTTACGTGAGTAGATTGTCTTACCACCATTAGGACTTTCGTAAACAGTTAATTCTTCAATTGACTTTATCATCGTCATGGCTAGTAAAAAAAGTGATGCATTTGCCGATAATTAACATAACGACAAATGCTACACCACCTAAGGCAATTAATGATTCAAAGGACATTTAAGCCTCATCATACAATGCGTATGTACCGAATGGGGGATTGGGATTCTTGTCACCATGAATGATCCAAGTAGTATCACAGTAGTCAGGGTCGCCCCATGAACCATTGGGATATCCATCAGTAAACACAATCAATCGCTTGGGGTCAATTGCATTGTCTTTCAAGTATTTAAAGATACAATCAAAGTCAGTACCACCTCCGCCTTGCGGCTCATATTCATCAATACTATCCATGTTATCACTATGAAAGTCTTGCGGATTATATGTATCAGTATCAAAACAAAATACATGGACCTTGTAACCATCAAACGAATCCATCATACCACCAATCTCACCCAAGAATGCCTGTGCTTGTTTGTTGCTGATACTACCACTCATATCAAGTGAAACTACAACATCAATTTCTTCTCCGGGAGTCATGCCGGGCATGATAGCATCCATGTGCCAACCTCTACGTGAAGGGCGAATCCAACTATAGTCAGTGCGAATGCTGCTTGTCAAGTTTGTTTGAATCAGTTCACGCCAAGGCATTACT